TATCATTACTAATGATGCATCCTTATATAGACTCATATCAATTCGTTTAATTCATTTATTGTACAGGTTCTCGCTTCTGTTGATCCTGATAAACCTGACACCCTTGTGTCATAAGCATCCATAAGCTGCCGTCCACGGTCAGCTTGAGGGAATCTTCTCAATGATTTACTTACACATTCAAAAGCCTCCATTTCAGCCCCATCCGCTAAAGCTCGGTTCTGAAATTGAGCAGGGTCTAAGATGTAAAACATTGCACTACCCCATCCGATTGTATTGGTAAATGCGTCTCCGCTACCCCACCAAGTAGAGCCGTATATAGCTCCGTAGCCTTTTTCGTCACTTGCCATTTTCTATCTTTTTTATAAGTTTCTTCAACTTCTCTATGTTCTTCTTTTTTGGCTTGTAATGCTTAGAGCTGCCAACCGTTGAAGACTCCGTTTTTATCGGGGTACATATCATCATCTTGACTTTGGTTATACTCTGGGTAACTCGCATTGTTAAAAGACATATAGTCAATAAACCTTCTTGTGTAGTGCTCTGCAATAGTTCTGTGCTTCTCACTCAAGAAATCTAATTCCTCCTTAGTCATTGACTCGCTTGCTTCTGAGGAGTGCTTGTATGCACCCCCATTCGCAATCGTATAGGCTGCGTGAGGTAGGTACTCTGTCATAGCGTAGTGAATTAACATAGGCTGTATGTAATCATCTACTAGACTCTCATAAGCGGCAGTTAAACTACCTGCTATAATGTCGTTTCTTATCTTGTCGTACAGCTTAGAACCTAAAAAGTTCTGTATGTGTATCTCCTGAGCTATCTCAATAAAAGGCAGCAGCTTATCACTATCTAGGTTTCCGCTGATAGTGCTATTGCGTACAATGTCCTCTTTTTTTATGAATAATACCTTAGCCATTATTTTCCGTAATTAGGGTGATGTCCTTGTCTTGGCATATCAATAGGTGCTACTGACACCTCATTAGGATTCTTTGGCAACTTGAACCCTGCCCTTACAGCCTGGTTCACGTTGACAAACTTAGTGCCCTGAAGGGCATTGCCTCCCCAAGGCTCTCCGTTCTTCGTTATCTTCTTCTTATAAATTCTACGCTCCCATCTGTGGTAACACGAAGGGCCGCCCTTGTACTTAAAAATAGAGTAGTTTCTACCCTTGTGGCCAAACTTCTTGTTTACACCTCTTGCACTCATCATACCGATGTCCTCCTTGCGGTACAGCTTCTTAGTGCGTAGCATCTTTCTACAGAAGTCACGAGTCTCTCCGTCAGGAGTCTTACTCGTGCCCTTAACATAAGTATAGCGAACCTTATAGAGTTCGCTGTCCTGAGACGAATCATCCTTAGCAGATAGGTTCACAAGACCATTGAGGTAGCCCTCAACATCAAAGTCCTCAGGCTCATCTTCTGTAGACTCACTGTCTACATCAATTAGCTCATAGTCTTCTTCTTGTGGTTCGTCTTCGCCTATCTGCTCAAGAAAATCCTCTAAGTCAATTTCAGGATCGTCAGCACTAAACTTACGACCCGTTTGCTCTTCTGCAGTCTCGTCATCTAACCCTTCATAGTCAATAAACTCTAAAGGCTGTAACGTCTTAAAGTAGAGGTTTAAGCTGATGTCATTGTAAGCTAGTAGTTCATCCATAGCATCGAGAATCATCTCTTGCGTGCTGCGGATAACCGTGTTTTGGAATAGTAACGATGCCGTCTTAATCTCGTCAGCGTTACTACCTAAACCTGAGCCATCCTTAATACCTAATAGCATAGGTGAGGTAATGCGGTGGCCTACCATCAACTTCTGTGAAGACTCCTCAGAAAGGAACTCATACTGCTGTGAGGCATCACTTAACTGTACAGGCTCAATACTTGCCTGCATCTCTTTGTTATCATTAAACGCTAAAATGAACTTACCAGAGTTTGACGTACCGCTAAACTTCTGTATGATTCTACGCTCTATTAACTCACGCTCCTCCTCAGTTGGAATCCCGTTATTAAAGTTAATCAACATCGAAGGCGAAAGGCCGTTCTTGATATTATTGATGTGGTAGTTTGCTACCTCCTCCTCAAGTTCCGCATATGGCAAAGCCCCTTGGTAATCTACAGGGCTATAGTAATAGTACCCTGCTCTGTATGGCTTGATACAATATATCTCTAGCTTATCGCCTGCTTTCCCATACCCGTAGGCAGGGATACGCTCAGGCTCATAGCCCTTCTTGCGAATCATAGACCAATCTTTGCTGTACCAATAGGCCTCTATATCACCATCCTCATTCATCTTCTCATAGCGAAGGGTCTCAATAGGAAAGTGCTCAACCTGTGCAATAGCTGACTTATCTTCGTTATAAATAACTTGGAAGGCCGCCTGGCCCATAGCCTTTAAATCAAAGACTACCCTGCGTAGGCAGTGCTTAGAAAACATTGAGACCATACGAGCATACTGCTCAGGTCTTCTACTTGCATCTGTTGCACCAATGCCCTTACCATAGATTAACTCACACACACCATTGATGATGGCGTTGTTAGTTGCTGACCCATTGTAGCGGTCTATAAGGTATTGGTAGTAGTTGTTATCCCCACCATACTCAACCCACTGCTTGCGGTTGTTCTCCTGCACCACAGGGGTAGTGTAGCTGTTGAGGTTTACGATTCTTATGTTACTCATCGGTATATGTATCCGTTATTGTCTGAGTTGTACTGCGTGTACTGCCCTTGATTGACCGTGTACTTATCGTAATCGGCTTGGTCAGTACAGAACACACGGCCTCTATAGACCTCGTTAGAGCCACTTATTCGTATCGCATAGAACCTTCCTTCCTTGAAGGAGTAGGAAGGGTCTATAACTATATAATTACGGCTTCTAGTCCCCGTTAAAGACACCGTACTGCTTGTATTGGTCTCCTCATCTGTAATAACCACAGAAAGGGAAGTGTCATAGGCTCTTGGTACAAACTTAATTGTACTATCTGTAGTGGTTACTATATGCATAATAGGTTAACCCTTTTGCTCAGACATTGTTACAAAACAAAAGAGGGGGACGTACTTAAACGTCTCCCCTCTCTAACCAAACCAGAGTGCTATGCCCTAGAGCACAAATATACACTTATTTATCAATTACGAGTTAGTTCCCTCCGTAATAGTAATTGTACCTGATAATCCTGCCATCTCGCTGAATGGGTAACCAACCTGTGTAGAGTCAACCGTCATAAAGTTTGCAGGTAGAACCTCTTGTGCTGAGAACGTCAATGTATAACCTGAAAGGTCTCCCATTGCCGCACCCGTTACAATACTTCCTCCGTTTACGTCAGCACCATTCTTCAAGCCCATCATCATACAATTTCCGTTGTAGTCTTCTACAACAATATGAGGACGGCCATAAGCCAACAATTTAATTTCTTTATGATCTTCCTTGCTCAATTTCTTCAAAGTCAAGCTAAGAGTTTGGTCAAAGAAAGTAGTCCCGTTCTCACGAGATGCTGTGATTGCCTGCTCAAATGAACTATTTCCTTTTAGTTCGTATTTGTATGCAGTCAAGTTGTTTGATGAATCACCTGTCATATTAGTGATTTCATCAGATGTCTCTGTTACCGTACCTAAGTTTCCGAAGTCTACAAAGTAGACATTCTTTAGGCCACCAACTACATCCTTACAGGGTTCTTTTCTACCCAATGTTAAAGTACACGCCATAATATGTTTTTATTAAAAAAGGGCAGACAGGCTGTAGCCCACCTGCCCTTTAAATTATTCAATTAGTTGCTTCTTAGTTGTAAAGAACAATCTCAGTACCGATACCATATTGGATACCTGCAGTGAAACGCATTACAACACGAACGTTTTGCGAACCATCTAAGTCAGCCATATCTAACAACTTAACCTCGTTAGTGTCAGCCAACAAGCCTGTACCGAAGAACAAGTTTGATTTCTGTGCAGCAGCCATAGTGTTATCAGAAAGACCTGGAGCAACAAAGATTTTAACACCGTCAAATGCCAAGTTCTGACCGTTAAACCAAGTAGTTCCTTCGCCATTCAAACCATTAGCACCTAGACCTGAAGCACCGAATCCACCTAATGCACGAACGTAAGCACGAGCAACGTTAGAAGAAACGTAAAGGTAAAGGTCTTCTTTTCCGTAGATAGTAGTAGGTATAGCATCAACTACTTTACCCATCTCAGTGATAACGTTTGCAGCCGTTACGGTTGTACCTGTTACGTCTACAACGTCAGAATCTGCTTCCCATAATACTTCGAAGCCATCGAACTCACCTGCAGTTGCGTTAGCACCTTGCCAGATGTTGTTCTCCATTTTCTCAGCTACCTTAGAAGCAACGTGGCCAATAAGGAAGTCAGAGAATGCAGGAGGCAAGTTATCGAATGAGCTGTAGCCCATTTGGATTGCTTCCCAATCGCTGCGGAAATCTTTCTTACAAAGCTCAAGGTTCACTTGGAACTCCTCAGGCTGAAGAATACGCTCAGTAAGTGTAAGCGTTGAAGTGTCAGAGAAATCACAAGTAGCATCTTTGACGATAGCATCCGTAGATACTTTCTTCATTACTTCCTTGAATTTCACATTTGGTTTAACTGTGATACCACCACCTTCAATGGTATCTGCACTTAGCAAGGCAGCAGAGAGGTATTTCCCTGCAAATTCACCTGCGTAAGTAGTAGTAATGCTAGTAGTTGTAGCCATTTCTATATCTTATTATTGATTATTTACTTATTAAAAAGGTAGGTCAAAATTAGAAGCACGAGAGATGCGAGATGAGTTCCACTCACGCTTTAAATCATCAATCACACTATCTGCATTGTCTACCATCTCCTTGGCATCTTCGAAATCTGAATAGATGTCTGAAGGGTCAAGTCCAAGATCGTCAGCACTGCTTTCAATCTTTTTTAGAATATCACCTAAACGCTCTGCAGCTTCGGGTAAGTAAGACATCTCGCTGTTGATAATGTAGTCATCAACCTGCATATAGATGTCAGTCATCTTATCTTCTAACTCTTCAAGAGCTTCGTATGCAAAGTAAGAAGTTGTTCCGTAAGCACCTTCTACGTCACGGAATGCGCTCTCTGCATCATCGACCAAAGACAATTTTACTTGCTTGCCTTGCTTGCTAAATTTGGCAGGCTTCTGAGCCTTGCCCAATTCAGCCCATAATTTTTGTACTCCTTTTTTCATTATTTTATCTGTGATTTTAACTCGTCAATCGCATCTTGTACTTCTGCTGCTGTTCCATAAAGATTTGAAAAAATTTGAATAGCCTCGCTAACATCACTGCCGCTATAGTCAATCAAATCCTCATAGTCCATACCGAGCTTTTCGCGAGCATCATTAAAACTCTTAAGTCTTCTAGTTAGTTCATCTCCCTGTGACTCCCAAAACTCAGAGTCTGCATCTTCCATTTGAACTAATCGGTTTTTGAAACCAACCACAAAGTCATCTACAAAAGAGCGAAACTCTCTGTAAAATTCAACTTGTCTCTCATTGTCAAAAGCAACAGATAAAAGGTCTTGTAGTTGTTCTGAAGTGTTTAGCTTAACCTCACGACCCTCTTTAGGCTGCTTAGATAGGTTTCGCTTTGGCTCTTTAGCCAGGCGAACCTCATCCCATACCTTTTCAATCTTGCGCCAACTCATTACTCAGAAATTTTAGCCATTACACGGTCTAGTGTGCTACCGCCTTGTTTCTTTTGGTGCAAGTTTATCTGTGGCTTTGCCTTAGTCTCTGGGCTGTGCTTCATCGGCTTACGAGCAGGCTTTGCTTTGCTAAGTTTTTCCTTAGCTTCAGCAGCCATATTCTCTTCACGCTCTGACATCATCTCCTCAACCATTGACTTGATTTCGTTAACGACCTCAGCTAACTCCTCACGAGTAACATAGTTCATTTCCTCTTCAGCCAACTCTTCTTCTGCTGCAGGCTCTTCAGCAGGCTCTTCGGCAGGTGCTTCTTCTTCACCTCCTTCACGAATCTCTCCGATGATACCTTCCTCAGCAACTACGAGAATACGCCCGTCTTCCATTTCATACTCACCAACAGGGACAGCTACACGCTCGTCTTCTGATACAATGAATACCTCGTTACCTGACTCAAAGGCCTCGGCTTCTAGGACAGTTCCGTTTTCTAATGTTGCTTGAGCAGCAGCGACTTTTACTTGATCCTCTGAGAGGTTCAAGATGCTCATAATTTTTGATAGGGTCTCTTGTGACTTCATAACTATGTTATCTATATAGGTTAATTAAATAATTGGCTTTGCGTTACATTTTTAGATTTGGTCTAAAGACTTCAACTTACTCTCTGCCCAACGCTTGGCAGCCTTACCACCCCACAAGAGGTAAGAGATGTAACCACAGCTCTCCTTGTCTCCCTCATCGTAGTATTCCTCTGCTCTGCTGAGGTAGCTGTACATCCTCTTTATTGTTTCAACTGAGACATTGCGGCCTGCTTCTAAATCGGCTGCTCTCTGCTTCCCTACATCCGTGGCGCACTTGTTGTTCTGCTTCTCGTTTAACTCTCTCCCTCGCTTGGCGTTGTTTCGCACCGCTTCGGGATAGTCATTATAGCTTTCAAGTTCTGTCTTCTTACCCGACTTGTATCTCTTGTCTTTTTTAATAACCGCCTTAATAGCACTTAGCTTTTCCTCAGCGTATACCTCGTCTGCCTCCTTTTCAATGGAGGCTACCGAGTCTGCACTCATATTCACCTTATCTATAAAGTAGCCCTCAATGCTAAAGCCCTTGACCTTACCTGTCTTTACCCAATCATTCCAAATCTCATCATTGTTGACTTTCATTGAAACCATCCAAGTGCCAACGGGTAAATCCATACCATATAAGCGGCTCTTATCTTGCTCACCTTCTATAATCCACGACTCAACGGCTGTCAATCCTTCGATGTCTACCTGGTGCTCTAGCGTAGCCTTACTTTGGTTACCACTCATAAAGAAAAGCTCGCTTGCCTTTCTTACCGTGTCTTTGCTGAAGTAGATGTAATACTCCTCCTCACCATCTCTTCTATAGATAGGCTTGTTAGGGATGAGAGCTGCACCCATTAGGATTCGCTTCTCATCATCAATACTCTTTAGCTGTACTTTCTTTTCCTCCTTGAGTGCTATAAAGTCCTCCTCGATAGCAGGCTGCTCAACTACAGAGATGGCCTGTATGCCTGTGATAAAAGCCTCCTCGTCAATTATAAGTTCAATTATATTCATCATCCGAAACTTGCTGTATTTACTTTATTTCTATCTAATTCTTGCTGTGTGGTAACATCTCCTGCAACTACATACGCTTTCACAGGGCGTTCCTGCGATACACTTTGTGCTAATTGATTGATACCACTTGTCCCTACTATGTTAAACTGCGGTGTTTGACTTGGTGCGGTAGGGGTGTCAATGCTGCCCTTATCGCTACTGCCGAAAGTAGTCTGTTGAATGCTTGCTACCTGAGCAAGACCCGTAGCCCCTGCGATAGCTGCATTAGCTACACGAACGGGGAAGGGTAGCAAACCATCTGCACCCTCTGCTTTAAGTGCACCTATAATTGCTTGGTAGGTACTCACTAATGCCTGCCCTTGGCTCATACGCTTTTGAATGGCAAACGCTTTCTTAGCTCTCTCCTCGTCTTCTCCTGCAAAGGCTTCAGCTAATGAACTCACAGCCTCTAGGCCAGAGTTAGCGATGTCAAATTTAGCATCTCTTAACTCCTCTTCCTTCTCCTTGTTTAGTTCAAAGGTCTCTTCATTAAGTTCCCGTACCTCATTCTGATACTCCGCCTCTATGACTTTCTTCTCGTCAGCTAACTGCTTGTACAGCTCACTCTCTATGTCTAGTTGCGCCATCTGCTCTTCAAGGGCAGCTAGGCGCAGGCTCTTTATCTCTGCAAGGTTCTCCTTCTGTATCTCTAGCTTCTTTGACTCCCTGCGCTCCTCAATTAGGGCTGCCTCTGCTTCAATCTCTGAGAGTTCAATAGCACGCTCACCTGCCTCAACAGCAGCATCAAATCGCTCTTGATCCAAATCTCTAAGCTCTTCAGTAAGCTGTAAGTTACTGCTATCTATATCAGCCTGTACCTGCTTAACATCATTGAGTTTCTCCTCATAAGCAATGCGGTCTTCCTCTAGCCCTGAGATTTTAGCCTGCTGACGTAAAGACTCTGCTTGAATTTTTAGCTGTGCCTTCTGCTTCTCTAAAGACTCTACCCGTAAACGGTTTGCTTCTCTAATAAGCTCTTCACGTCTGTTTAGGCTTAGGTTCTCCGCATTCTGTAAACTCTCAGCCTCTTCAATTAAACCTATGTACTCGGTTTGTATCTGATTGATACGAAGGTCGGCCTCCTCCGCTTTCCTGCGTAGGGATACAATCCTCTCGGCTTGCTTTGTAACCTCCTTAATGTCTATGTTCTGGATAGCATCAGCAGCGTTCTGAGTGACCTCGCTGATGCCATTGGCAATCTCTCCTACAGCATCAACAAAATTATTAGCTACATCCTTAGCGTTCTCTGCTATGGCTGTGCCCGTTTCAGCAATCTTCTCTTTGGTCTCTTCAATCTCTGCATTAAGTGCAGCGAGCTTATCAGGGTCTTTGTTACCAAAGAAACTGTTTTCCCAAGCACGTTGTGCTACAAGCACACCTAGCTTAATACCCTCAAGGGTTAGAACCAAAACATTTAAAGAGCCACGTAACAAGCCGCCTAATACTGCACCCGTCTTCTCAAAGCTAACATTGCTATTAGACACCGCCTGATAAACCGTATCAAACGCAATAGATAAGCCAACAGAAACCTTCTCAAGGGCATCTATGACAGGCTGAGTATTTAGAGCCGCATCCTTTAAGAAGTTCAAACCGTCAATAAGGAACTTAATACCCGTAGCCTTTAACGCTAGACCAAAACCTGTCACTCCCTTAGTCAGCTTTTTAAGTGCTGCTAGATTGCTCTTGTTGGCCTCAGCGTTTTCCTTAGCTGCCTTTGTATTATCCTCAACGGCTTCCGCTACCTCCTCAACATTCTTTGAGGTCTCCTTGGCAGCATCACCAACACCCTCAATAGAATCCGCTAAGGCATCTAATTTCTTATCTATGTCTGAGGTATCCGCCTCTACCTTAAATGTCTTTTCTACCGCCATCTGTTCTTAACGTGTTTCTTTATTTGTCCCCAAGTCCTAGGCAGTTCATACCTGCCCTTTGCAATGTCGATAGTCGCACTGCGCTTGTCAGTACGCTTCAACTCCTCTATAAGATAACCCAATACACTAGACATCGTTTAGCAGTTCTAGCTGTGCTTCACCTGTAGCCAGGTTCATAGTCACAGAGTTAATAATGTAATTACGCTCAAGAATCGTTAGCTTGTCATTAGACTTCAAGTCAAGCAGCACCCTTATAGGTAGCTGCGCCTTGAAGCTAAACAACCTACGCTGTACATCATACAAGTCCGTGATGTAGTCCTGCCAATAGGTGCTATATAAACCTTGGCTAAAGCCCTGCAATAGGTAAGGGTCTATCTCTGTACCAAAATTCAAAGTCTTGGTTACTGATTCCGCTGTTGTGTTATTTACATTGCCAACTTGCCAAAAGTCAGTAAAAGGGAAATGCGCTGCAGGTGTGGCCATATTTACATAGCTAAAAGATTGACTACCCCTTATTGCACCTGCTACATAGAAGATAAGAGGCGAGCCAATATATGGATCAAGCTCTCTCGTGATACTCTTGCCTACACCTATTGTGGTAAGACCTACTCCACTTGAATTTTGGTCGGACAATCTTTCAAAGAGCATATGGTCAAAGTCAACTTCAATCTCGAACTCATCTCCGTCAAAGTCAAAATCTGCCCGTAAGTCACCATAGCCAATATCATTTTGCAGTCTGTACTGCTCACCAAGTATTGCCTCTGTTTCATTGTACTTATATGATACACGCTTATAAAGGCTTGGCTTGTTTATAGTCGCTTCTGTAATATCTACGTATTTAGACACGTCTCTTGTAATGCCCTCAGCATACCAATCATCTAAAGGCTCAATGTCGTAGGCCGTACTTGAGGTAGGCACTACGACTAGATTGAATGCCTTGAGTGTGCTGCTAAAGAAGTCTACTATCTTTTGCTCTGGCATTTGGTCGGATATAGTTACTATACCTGAAGTGGTTGTAGCCAAAGGTGTGGCTGTAGCTGCTAATATAGTTGTACCTGCTGCATCGGCATACCAATTAGCAATCATCCCAACGGTTACCGCTGCGCCATCACCTGATGGTGCTAACCTCATATCTACATAATCTCCTACCGAAAGAGTTGGTAAGAAAACAAAAACATTAGATGCATTACCTGTATGTTCTTTAGAGCTAAACAGCTCATCGTTAATAAACACATCTACTCTATAATTAGTAGAGGCAGTTGCAGAAGGACTGTAAGATATTAACGCAGGATTTGCGGTAGAGGTTACAGGAAATCTATGCAGCGTAGAGTCAAATACAGCATCTCCAGAGACTAATTCTATAAGCTCTGAAGTCGCACCTATCGGTTGGTCTTTGAACATATAACCTGCTCTCCTATGACACCACATAAACAACTTACCAAAATCAGCAGAGTCAAAGAAGTCACTATTGAAAGTGACACCATACTTCGCCTCTATCGCATCTATGATTTTCTGTAGCTTTACCGCAGGCTTTAGGTCATAATAGAATACTCCGTGTTCGGGGTGGCCGCTGTGGTAGCTAATGTTGTTAGCCTCGTGGTCACTACCGCTTGAGTCGTAATACCAATTAGCAACAGGTGAGATGAGGGGGTAGATAATAGAACTATCCGTACCGCTTACATACCCATTCAATCCTGTTACAATGTTCGTGTCATTGTATGCGTGGTCTTGTGCTGATAGGTCAAGGTCATTTAAAGTGTCCTCGCCAAACAAGTCCTTTAAAGATGTGGTCTTACTATAGAACCCCACCTTATACGCATAAGGCTGTAGGTTCTTTAACTGCACACCTTCAAGCTCTATCACACCACTACGAAACACATTGTTGTTTAGCTCTATGAAAGCAGATGTGCGTGTGTTGGCATCGAAGCCCCCACTCACATCTACATTGTAGTAATGCTTAAACACAGCATTGTTATTAGGACTAGCAGGCAGGGTAAAGCTCTTACTGAAATCACCAAACACCTTAGAGATGTCCTTAACGTTCTGCACGCTCATCGTCAACTCTATGCTCTCTTGGTCAAAGAAGTCTACCCTTTGGCCGTCTATATATAAGTCAACTCTATTCATAGATAGTGTCGTAAGCGTATTGTAAGTCTATCGTGTAATTGATAGTCTTGTTTGTAATATGCTTCTGTAGTTGTAGTGATCCTGTACTCACATTGACAGGCTTGCTGTCGAGCAACACACGCTCGGAGGCAAGCAACTGAGTCATCAATTCGTTATAGTCCTCACCTACCCATCCTGTGTTTACTCGGATGCTGTTTCGGTAGTTGGTGTTGAACCTCTTGTATTGCTCCTGTTCAGTATCGTAGCTAAACCCTGTTGCACCTGAAGAACCTATAGACCTTCTGTACTCTGATGTTCTAGTCTGTAGTTGCTCTTGGCTAGACTTAAAGAATGTAACACTCTCCCATACACCGTTCTTGTTTATGAACTGAATTTGTAAGGGTGTGTACTTAGGCTCACAAGTAGGGTAGAACCTACGAGTATCTAATGTCGTACCATCTTTATCCTTGAGGTTGAGGTCGTAGTAATTTACATAGGTCAACGGCTCACCGACACTATCCAACCAAGCCGTAAGGTTGGTAACACCGCAAGGTAGTAGCATCACTCTCTCCTCTGCTTGTAGTCCTTGTAGTTGCGCTTCGGTAATAGGCAGGTCTACATTGTATCCACTATCACCTAAATACTCTACTTGGTGTAGTCCGATATTAGCACAAGCACTACCTCCCTCAACAGTACCACCATCTGCAATAACTCTATCCTTGTATGCCCAATAGATGTCATAGCCCTCACCCCACTTACCGAGATATACAGG